TTCCTATATAGTTTTTTGTAGTCAGCGTTACTATGGTCTTTGAGGGACGGCGCAACTGGTGGGTTTTTATGTTTCCAAGAGGGCTGAATTTCTGATAACGCCTCCGCTTCCGCATCGTATAATTTTCTAACTTGACTATCATTTTTTTCGTGTAAGTCGTATATTTCGCCCATTGAAAGACCGTTACCAGCGTTAAAAGATTCGTTCGTAGCCCAACTTCCGTGGGTGGATTGGTCGTGCTGACCTGCTCGGTGTTTACGAAGTGGTGGAAATACAAAAACAGTTTTCATCGAGCAATGCCAGTTCTTATGTACTCAGCGTCATTTAATCCACGGTCAGGTGGTAGTAGGTAGGCACTACAACGACAATGCGGATGTGCGGGTGGCATTAGTAACCCATTGGAAAACGCTTGATTCCATCGAACGCTCTCACCTTCCATTGGAGCGCAACGGTCGCATGGGGGAACTCCACCCATAGTTGCACTCGCAGTCTGCCAAACTTTTTGGGATACAGGGTCAATCCAGCCCCCGTCTGAAGCCTGTTGCCAAGCCAATTGGCGACCCCAGTTTTGGGCTATCGCGATTTCGGTACGGGCAATCATTGAGGAACGGGAACGAATTAAGCGCTTACGGTAGGTCTCAGTGACAACCTCAGCCCGTTTCAAGGCTTTGAGGTGTTCTACCCCAGTATTTCTTAAACGGTCGTACTGGCGCGTGTAGTAGCGGTCAACTGCCAACGCCCAGCGAGGGTGTAAGCCAACAAATTGCCGAAGCCGTGTAGCGGTGAGGTCTACCGACACCTGATTTTTGAATGACTCACTGATGACTGTCCGAATTGCCTCACGCATTGACCCGTCAATCGCTGTTACTAACCGCCCCGCTTGCTTGTCTGCGAAAGCGTCAGCGAGAGGATTGTTCACATCAAAGCGAAGTTCGTAGTTTGGTTTCCCAGTTACAGTGAACTCATTACCCCAACTTGGTGTCGCGGAAATGATTGGCTGGATGTCTTTAACTGCAAGTTTTCCAGAATTGTTTATGACCGCAAGAATTCCCTGACGCAAAACGGTTTGTAAATCGCTAATAGTTATGCTTAATAAAACTTTCTGCAAAACATCTGGCTGTAGATTTATGATTGCCCGCGCCATTGTGTCAGCGTCAACTGTTCGTCCAATGCGGTAGAGCGCAGTCTTGATTATTTCGTAAATCTGTTGTTCAGCCCCTGTGAACATTAGCGTAGAGGAGATGCGCGGTGGGGCTTTTCTAATTATTCGTCCCATTTGCTACCCCTAGAAAGCGTTATCCGAAGTTAAGTCTTCCTCGGTATCTGGTTTTCCTTTAGTGTCATCTTTAGTATCGTCAGGCATTTCCTCTGGCATAGCGTCAACTGCCCCCGTGGAATCTGCGTCATGCTCAGCAGGTGGTAATCCACCTAACTGACGCAAGTAATCCTCAAGGTTAGGGTCGGTAATGATAATTCCCAGCGTAGCCAAATTGGTTACATAGTTACTAATCTCGGTTAGGTCAATGTGAGCAACTTCGCCATAAGTCAAGAATGGGAGACGTGAGACGTCCATTCCGTTAAGACGTAGTAGGCGAGGAATTGCGTATTGGTTAACTGTCGTGGCAATGTTTTTAGCAATAGCGTCAACTGCCATTGACCACAAATCCATCTTGACTGTACCGAGGGCGAATGAACCAACCTGTTCGTGACCAAGCAAAATGAAGTCAGACAAAACCGACATCGAAATACGTTGGTCATACCGCGCGACAATTTTGTCTGTATCGAATTGACGGTTTCCACCAGTGGATAACAGAGTTAGGTCAAATAGTTTCTTGCCCGACTCGTCATACTGTGCAGGAAAAACTACACCCTCTTGCTCGTTACGCTTAATGTTTTGAACAATGTCAACGATACTAGCGAGGACTGCCTGTTGCGCAGTGGTAGCGGTGGAGGATAAATACTCAGGTGGAACGTAGGCAACTGGAAGTCCAGCAAGGTCACGCTCAATACCGATTGCTTCAATTTCCTCAATTCGCTTTTTGAAGTAGTAAGGTCTGTAGGCGTTTCGAAGTAAACTGCGTCCCTCGGGATTGTTTTTGTTTGTAGTGGTACGAAATAGCAAACCCTTTTCGATAGGGATTGTGTGCGTCCCACCCCCAGACGGGTCATTTTGGGTTAATCCCTCAATGCCACCATCCTCGCCAATGTGCCAACGGGTTAGAGAATCTTGACCACGGATAGCAAACTTACGCCACCCGATTTTGCCATCTTTGTAATTGGAACGGCGAGAGCCATCTTTTCCTTCAGGTCCATTACGGCGCTTGTAAACAAGTTCGTGAAATGACCATCCGTAGGGAAGCATGGAAAGAATTGACTCAAGGGTTGTATCCCACGAGTCAGACATATCGTGTAGGCAGGACTCAATGAAATCTGCCGTCTCTATGTCTTTGGGTTTTGGAGCGCCTTCAGAATTGGGTTCTAGGTATGGGTCAATGCGCCAATCAAGACGAACAATAACTTTTTCAATCGCGTAAAGTATTGACCCAATTACAGGGTCATTATCAGCCATTTCGCGGTAAACACGTTGCCCATTCTGGGAACGTAGCGCGACAAGGAACTCTTCATAGACTGTGCCACCCGCTTGCTTAAGCCCAGTAGAGCCTAACTCAGAGAGGTCTAATTTTTCTGCCATTTTTCCATCCTGCAACCGAATACCCACTGCATATTACTTTGGTATTTGTGCAATACTATCGGGCAACTCGCACTATTTGATGTAGAGCGTGGCTTCAAAGTTGAAGAACTTCCAGAACATTATTCCTTTTCCAAACCCTGCGTCACGGGCGAGGCGCTCATTTTCATCCGAGGTGTTCAATCGCATAATCGAACGTAGGTCTTCCTCTTTGCTTAGGATTTCCTCAGCGCTAAAGGCATTGCGCTTAAAGTCGTAGTGGGCAAAGTTCATTAAGTCCTGCTCAACTCCACTAGGTGCATAGACTTTCTCAGCCCAGATGAACGCCCCCTTGCTAATCAGACTGTCGTGGATTTTGCATAAGACGTCTAGGCGAGACTCTCTAGGCAGGAACTGGAGAGTGAATACCGATAGCACCAAACTGCTCTTGCCATAATTGGTGAAGTGTTCAATCGGGCAACTAAGAAACTTGGTTTTCTTTGATTCCACATTTGGCAAAAGGTTCTCAGCCGTGTCAATGCCGACTTTTTGCCCCGAGTGCTCTATTGCTTTTAGTAGTTTCCCAGTGGAGCAACCAAGGTCAATCACATTTGTTTCTGGAACTACAAAAAACTTGGAAAGGCTTAGCACCGACTGAAACAGCAAATCGTAATTCGGGATTGAACTCGAAATGTGCTTATCAAAGTCAGTGACGCTATCAAAAGAAAACATGGAGTCTTTTGCCTATCTCTTCAACTACTGGGATTGTTATTGTCCGCCCAAGACGTTCGTATCTTACGGCGTCTGAGACTAATGAATTGTCTTGGTAGTACTTTGTAAAATCATCGGGAAATCCCTGAAGTCTTTCACACTCTAGTGGGGTAAGTTTTCTGATGCTAGTTTTATTTTCATCACTAAACATAACTCCGTGACGGTCTTGTGCGGTCAAGGTAAATGCTGGCTCGCCATTCTCTTTGAACCTGCGTCCGTTTTGACGTTTAACTTTTCGGTCAACTGTTAGAACTGGCTTCACGGTTACAAATGGGACGTTCCCACCACCTGTTCCCATCCGCGCTAAAAGAGTAGGTGCGACTTGTCCAAATTCTCTAAAGGCTCTGTCTCGTCTGTCCCATTGGGTGATTTCCGCTCCCGTTTGTTCTCCTGTTGGTAATCCAGCATCTGCTGAACCCGTTCGTCCGATAGGAAATACTTTTGGTCGGGGGTGTCCTCTAAGATTTGCGATAACAAAGAGGCGTTCTCGGTGTTGCGGGACTCCAAAGTTTTGACTGTCAAGCAATTCCCATTGAGCGTCATACCCCATCTCATCCAAGACTCCGAGGATGACTGCAAAAGTTTGTCCTCCATCGTGGTTAAGTAATCCTTTGACGTTCTCAAATAAAATGTATGGTATTCGCTTATCCCTAGCGAGCCTAAACATTTCAAAAGCAAGAGTTCCTCTCGTGTCTTCCAGAGCGAACCCTGTGCGTTTGCCTGCAACGCTAAAAGTGGCACAAGGAAATCCTCCACAAAGCAAGTCCGCGTCTGGTAGGTCTCCCGAGGGAACATCTCTAATGTCTCGTGAGTCTGGAATGTGTCCGAACTGTCGCTCATAAATTCTCCTAGGGGCTGGCAAAATCTCATTTGCCCATACGCACTCGTGACCTGTGTTTTCTAAGCCTAAACGAAAAGCACCGATACCAGCGAATAACTCAATAAATTTCATTCGTTAAAACTCACCTCTAACAACAGAGTTGTAAATCCCAACAACCGACTTGTAGTTATGGGAATTGTACTCGGACGTTATAAGCCTTGAATAGTTATCTGCAATACCAGAATCTCCTAGTTGCAAATTTATGTGTTTGTTGCCAACTCCCCATTCTTTTAGTTCTGGAAATGCTAATCGGATTGGCATTTTTTCTTTTGGCTTATTCATTTCATAGTGACTTATTCCTGCGAAAATTGGAAAGAATCCTTTATCTAGATACGGAACGTGCAGCACGCCTTTTTTGGATTCAAAATAGTCTGCCATTGTTTTAGATTGAGCGGGATTCTCTCTTGAGAAATACTTTAAACGATAATTTTCAAGCCATGCTGGGTCATTTTCTTTATCATTATTTCTAACTTCAATGAACGCTTTTCGGGTTAGCCCGTAGTGCCCATCAGCACAAGCACCTGAATAAACATCTGCTATTCCTAGTTGAATGGCTTTATCCAAAGCGTATTTAACTGGAATCGAACATTCAATGTCTGCCTTTTTTGTTAATCCCATTTTCTTAACAGCCCAGTGGACGTCTTTAAAAATGTCGTCCACGTTGGTTGGAAGTTCAACATCTATAAATCTAAGGTCTAAAGCCCTAGCGGTTATTTTAGCCATCCGCCAATCTTTTGATTCGTAGCCTTTAACCCTAAAAGAGAACACAAAAGGGGCACGACCATTCTCGATAAGTGATGCAAGGATTGAATTGCTATCTACGCCATTTGATAAAAGTACCCCACAAGGATTAGTTCCCACAGTATTTTGTAGTAACAATTTCCTTGCTTCAGCACCGACTCGGTTTAAATCCATTCGTTAAATCTTTTCTACTGGAAACAATGATGGCTAGAGTGGTGCTGTCTTTACCAACCCTGATTCGATAAGTGAGAACCTAATGCGTCCTCGTGACCACAGACTGCCTTGAGGATAATTGGCTTATCAAAACCAACGCCTATAACTTGTATCTCCATTTTCATCCCTTGCCCTTTTACAAATAGTGTACCACAACCAAGGTTTAGTTAAACACCAAATAGGGATTTATTCTGGCTCAAAATAATCTGAATAAACCCTTTGTTTATTGGGTTTGTGGGGTGCTGTCACTCCAGCAATCCACAAAGTTGCCGAACATACAAATGAAATCCAGCCAATAACGGGGATGGTGTATTGACGAAAAATAACAACACCAATCATCACCGCCACCGCTAGGGCAACTCTTGTAAATTTCATTAGAACGGCGGAATATCGTCTTGGACTTCGGAAGCCCACACATCGTTTACTGGTGCTGATGCTGGCTTACCTTGACCTTTAAGAATTTTAACTGGGTCACGCTTTAAATCAACGCCAACATTGTAGGCAGTAATTTTTAAAGTAGTTCCTTTGGTGCCATCTTCCTTTTCCCAATTTTCCAGAATTGCTTTTCCATAAACAATTACTGGAGAGCCCTTGGTTAAAGATTCTGATGTATGCTCACCAATTTTGTCCCACGCTGTTACGCGCCATGGTGTTGAATCTATGGATTCCCATTCGCCAGCAAGATTCTTTTTAGAGGTAGATGAAATTACGGTAAAAGTACAAACCGCTTTTCCATCTTTTGTAAAGCGAAGTTCTGGGTCGCTTGCTAGATTTCCGATAACTGTTACTTTTGCGCTCATGTGTCTATGCCCTTTTGTTTGAGGTTTTCTTTATTCTTTTCTCGTCTTGCTTTTGCTCTTACTGCTATCGGGGCTGTAGAGAATTGACTGACTACTGGAAGTCCGACAATCCCACGCTCTTTTCTGATAACTTTTC